GGTCGTTTTTTAAGACAACAACCAACACCTGGTGAATTAGGTAGCGTACCAGGTCAAGGTGATACAGGTTTAGCATCTAAAATAAAACTAGAAACAGCCTCCTCAAGTTCTAAACAAAAAAATATCAATAGCACAAAAACAACTTTAGGTGCTCTAAAGAAAATATATGCTCTTGAAAAAATGTGGTATGATGAAGAAAAGAAATATAGAGATGATGAGAAAAAAGAAAAACAAATTGCAAATAATTTTAGAGAAGAACAGGAAATGGAACGCCATAGAGAGTTGATGAAATCTCTCACTGGTAAAGATTCTAAAACAAATAAAAAAGATAAAACTAAAGAAGAATCTAAAGGTTTCTTTGGTGGACTATTAGACCTTTTTAAAAATTTTATAGGTATTAAATTACTTGACGGATTATTTTCTGTAATGGGAAGAGGTTTAAGTAGTTTATTGGGTGGATCTTTAGGTTTATTGGCTCGTGCATTTGTTCCATTATTATCAGTTCTTGGTCCTGTGGTTCTTGCTATTGGTGCAATTGTAGCTGTAACAAAAGGTTTAGATTGGTTAATTTCTAAATTTACTGGTAAAAATTCTGATTATTTTAAAATGAAATTAGATGAAGAAACTACTCCTGAAGATGTGAAAAAAATAATTAAAGATGAAAATAGATTTAGAAATGCACAATCTGAAAAACAATATGAAATTAATAAAAAAATTGTAGAAACAGGTAAAGGTTCTTTTGGTCAAAAATTAGGTCAAAAAGAAATAGAAAGAGCCAAAAAAGGTGTAGAAGATTATGAAAAATTAAAAGCATTTAAAGAATCTGATGATCCTTTAATGACATATAAACGTGATGTTAAAGAAGGAAAAATTCCCGGAATGACATCATATGATGAATATAAAGGTAAAATGTCTGGTGAATCAATAACTGGCCTTGATGGTAAACCTACACCTAGAAACATAAGAAATAATAATCCAGGCAATATTAGATTTAAAGAAGGTGGATTTGCTGAAAAATTTGGCGCTACTGGTGCCGATAGTGGAGGTTTTGCCATATTCCCTACTATGGAAGCTGGCGAAAAAGCACAAAAATATTTACTATTTGAATCAGAATCAAAAGATAAATCTCAATCTTATAAAAATTTAACTGTTGATAAAGCTATAGCAAAATATGCTCCACCAAGTGAAAATGATACAGCTAAGTATCAAAAATATTTACAAGATAAATTAGGTTCATCATATAATCCTAATAAAAAAATGTCAGAATATTCGGAAGAAGACAGACAAAAAATAGTTACTGCTATTCAAAAATTTGAAGGTGGTACCGTTGAAGACTATAAATTGGCACAACAACAAAAAACATCACCTATTCCTCAAGCCGATTCATTGTCTAATAGAATGAATACTGCTGTAACTGAAAATAAAAACTTAACAGGTCAGGCATCAAATATACCACCAATTATGGTCAATACAACTAACAATGTTATGGGTGGTAAAGGTGGTGGTCAAACTGTGGCCATGGGTCCTACACCAGTTAGAAATGATGAACCTATGTTGTTACGAGCTCAATACGGCATAGTCAAACCGGTATAAAAGAAAAACCCCGCCGAAGCGGGGTTCTTTTTGACTACTACTAATTAAGCAACATCTCCGCCTTCTGTTTCAACAGGTTGATTTGCAGCCTCTGCTTTCGCAGCAGCTTCAGCAGCTTGAACTTGTGGGATTGCTTGTTCACGAATCTTACCTACTAATCCATGAACTTGATTGAATGGTAACATCGCCATCGTAGAGATGACTGCATTTACTTCTTCAATTGTTAAGTTTAATTTAATTTCCATAATTTTTCCTTTAAATTTCTTCAGCTAATGAATTAAACAAAGCCATATCTTCATCTTCATCTAAAGATGGTTCAATGGATGGTTCATTTACAGATGGTGTAGCAGTTTCAATTGTTGCTGATTTAGCAGTTGTTGCTGGCGCACCTAATACTCTTGTTAAACGAACTTTTAATTCATCATAAGATTTGAAGTTTTTAGGATCAAGAATTTCTTTTAATGAATATTCTGATTTCCAAATTGCTTCAAGTTTAGCATCATCACCATCATATAGTGCTGAAGGAGCATCAAACTCTGATTTGTCATAGTTTTGAAAGCCTTCTACTTTACGAATTTTAAGTTTGAAGTTAGCACCTTTCCATAAATCAAATGGATTAACTGGTGTTTCACCAAACTCTGGTGGTGGGTTCATAGCATCAGTGATCTTATCAAAGATTTTCTTACCAAATTTATATAACTTAACTTGGCCATTATTCTCTGGATGTTTTGGATCTTCAACTATAAGAATATTTGAGATGTATGTTAAACGGCGTTTTTGCTTACGAGCGATTTCTTTGTTAGCCTCAATGCCAGAATTCCATAATTCAGAATTGTATTCTGATACAGGATCTTTGCCATTGTTAAGACTTGTTAAAGAATTCTCAATATACCAACCGCCTGGTCCTTGGAAACCATGTGTATAGATTTTAGTCCAAGGTAGACCATCATCACCATCTACTGCTGGTGCTGGTAGGAAACGGATAACGGCATAACCATTACCTGCTTTATCTACTTCTGGACGCCAGTAATTATCATCACTAGAATCTTGACTGCCTTGGTTGGAATTTAATTGCTCGATTGCTTTGGTGAGTTTGTCTAGATTAGACGAACTTTTTAGACTTGCAAAATTACTCATGTTGCTCTACTCCTTCTACGTTTAGTTTTAATTTTTTGTCCACATTATACATAACAAAATCTACGATACTGCCATTACAAATTTACTGCTCATATTTTATTTATGTGACTTCACAATATTCGTGACCATTGTTTTAAATTTATTACCATCATACACAATAAATGGTTCATACTTCTTACATCTATTGAGAAACTCTGGAAATACCACATCGTCACTAATTTGTTTCTGCCACATAGGATAAAAATTCAATAGGGTGTTCAATAAGATCAAAGTTTCAGATGCCACGTTTCCATAATAAACCTCTTTTAATAGAATCGGTTCTTGACCGTCTTTTATCAGAAGTATATCGTTCGGGGATTTAACCTTATTGAACAAATACATTATATCTTGTTCCAAGCGATATGTCAAGCTTTGATTTAACTTTTGCCACTTTTTATACACATCTTCTGCTTCAGAAGTATTAAGGTCGCCTATCCAAGCGTTAGGTTTAACGAATAGGTTGGCTATATAATAGCTTTTTAACTCTTCCAAAGAATACTTCCTAGACATCGCATAGTGAACATATTTGTCTCTACGATTTAGAAAGGTATCTTTACTAACGTTTACTTTACCATTGTATTTTTGGTAATCGTAATTGGTAGTGAAGTGTAGATGTAAACCATGATATAAACAAAAGGCAGCATAACCAGAATTTTCACTCATACATCAAATAGGTAACCTAGCTCCTTCTTTCTTGAGCATATTCTGTGAGTGTGCTTCATCACGAATGGTCGATTTGAGTTTGGCCGAGATCAATGATGAAGCCACTTCTATTTCTAAACCTGTTTCTTTACAATGCTCAAGTATAGCATCAATATGACTACAACGTAAATCTAATGCCTTCTTTTCTATCAATAACGAAAAATCTCTCACTTCATCTTTTGTTGGCATTTATTATCTCTTGTTGTTTTTGTTGTATGCTAGCAAATGCTACACATATATTATCTGTTTCTGAAGCATAAGAACATCTTACAGTTAAAGGATCAATACCTTTAGTGATAGCTTCATTAATGTTTTTAGACATCAATTCTCTATCTCTTAATTTGTATGTTGTGAAAGCAAACAACACCATAACTAAAAGACCTGATAAACATAAAATGGTTACAATATTGCTATTGATTCTCATTATACATTCTCCTTACGATTGTAAAATTTATGGCGACCAATCTTTGTTAAGTAGACCATATTCTTCCAACCTGGATTAACATAGTCTGCATGATAGAATAGAGCACCTTTTGATGGATCTTTAATCTTTTGCTGATTGGCATAAACATATGCAGCTAAATCTTTAACTTCATTATACACTGAATGATTGACCTTTGTCAAGGTCTTATTCTCACAAAACCAAGTAAATTGGCAAGTGTTTTGTGTTTTCTGTTTAACTACACCACAGATTGAATTGGCAAATCTACCATCTTCTACT